CTAATGTCAATATATATATGAAAAATAGAACACGGGCTAGAAAAGGAGCTAGAAAAGGAGCTAGAAAAGGAGCTAGAAAAGGAGCTAGAACTAGTAGCCACAAAAAAAATTAGGAAAAGGTGCAGAAGATGAAGTTCCTTTTTTATTAAAAAAACAACTCGAAAAACACAGTGTATACCAACCTGAATTAGTTAGCAAAATGTTAACTGGAGTGCTTAGAGAGAGTGTAAAGGCTAGTATTGCGCGTAAACGTTTAATGGATACTTATCGTGAATATAGAGAGACTTTAAAACAAGAAAAAGAAAATGCTGATAAAGAGATTAAAGAGAATAATAAACGACTTCATGAAATTGAACGACTATTACTAGATCCAAAAATATTATTGGGAGATGGCCCATCAAGGAGCACTCGCGCTAGTAAAAAGAAAAATCCAGGGCAAACTTCTGAATATAGAAGATTAATGGATGAACGCGATAGATTACGTAGACAAAATGATGCTATAACTTATAGACTATCAAAAAGAATTAGATAGTTATATACTTATATACTTATATACTTATATACTTATATACTTATATACTTATATACTTATATAGTAGGAACAAATTCCCAATTAAGTTCTCGACATATTTTTTTCCATATTGTATCCTGTTCCATCCTCTTCTCCCTGTCTTTTAACATAGGAAAATAAGGCAGAAATTGTCGTTCTCCTAATAACTCACATAGTTTATAAATAGTGTAATAATAATTTAAGAAATTTACTCGGTCTTTAGGACAGTATTTTGCATAAACAGGTTGAATTTCTGTAAATAGATTGCACAATTTCTCCTCTAATTCTTGCGACATAATAGGTGGTTTAATACCTAATTTCTCTTTTATGAATGGTATATGCTCATAATATTTATTATATCGCAAATTTTTCAATATCTCTTTAGTTTTTTTATTTGTAAGTTCACTTAGCTCTATTCGCTCTTTTTTTATTTGATTTTTTATATTCTCTATAACATCATCTGGTATAAGAGTAGTTTCTTTCGCTTGAAATTGCGCTAATATCTCTCGCAAATGATTAATTCTCTTGTATGCATAGAAACAAACTTCTTTAGGAGGTTCGCGATAATTGGGTTTATCATTTTCTATATAAAATTTATGGGTATTATAACATTTATTACATATAATCACTCCTTCATTTTCAATAAATACTAGTTCTCCACTATCACAAATATTACAATGATTACTATCAAAATAATACGAACTCATATTTACATTATTAATTACATTTTGGAAATACTTTTCGATATTATCATTTTTAATAGTAGACGTTTCGCCTTTCTTATTGTAGAAAAAAAAATCTAGGTCAATTTTATTATTACTCCTATTGCCATCATTAGACTCTGATATATTCTTTTTCTGTTCAAAATAATCAAATATATATGGAGAATTTGAGAGCAAATATTCTTTTTTAGCCTTCTTTATTTGTTTAATCTTATTTTTATAATATTGAATTCTATCTTTTATATCTAGCTTTTTATCAATACTTGTCTCTGTATCCAAATCTTGTTTCATCTTTTCTATTAAATTACTATATTTTGGTAATAATTTTTCATTATCCTCTAATTCTGATAATATTTTTTCATGATATGAATCTAGATTTAAATTACCACTACTATTATTATTATTTTTATAAATAGGCATTATATTATATATTTATTTTTAGATAAGTATTTAATTGTTTTAGGGAATAAATAATTAAATTTATATAATTTTAGCGATATCCTATATATTTTCTATATTTCTATATTTTCTATATTTCTATATTTCTATATTTCTATATTTCCATATTTGCATCACAAATATTTGTGCGATATATTGTATGTTATCCCTTATAATCAATGCGAATATTTTTACGAGGGATTATATTATTTAAAAAAATATAATAAAAATAAATTAATTTAATTAAATTTAATTTTTGAAAAATTTTTTCTTTAGCAATATTATAAAAATGGGTGGAGGTTTAATGCAATTAGTCGCTTACGGGGCACAGGATGTATATCTTACATCTAACCCCCAGATCACTTTCTGGAAAGTAACATACAGACGTTACACTAACTTTGCTATGGAATCGATTGAGCAAACTTTCAATGGCCAGGCTGATTTCGGTCGCCGTGTCACTTGCACCATCTCGCGCAATGGTGACTTAGCCTACCGTACATACCTTCAGGTTGTTCTTCCTGAAATTAACCAGTCTATGGCCCCTTTTGCTCGCTGGTTAGATTTCCCAGGTGAACAGCTCATCTCGCAGGTTGAAGTTGAAATTGGTGGCCAGCGCATCGATCGTCAATTCGGCGACTGGATGCACATCTGGAATCAGCTAACCCTCTCCAAAGAACAGGAGAAAGGTTACTACAAAATGGTTGGCAACACTACCCAGCTAACATACATCACCGATCCCAACTTCGCCCCTGTTGATGGTCCTTGCGATTCGTCTGGCCCACGCCAGGTCTGCGCTCCCCGCAATGCGCTCCCAGAATCTTTCTTATACATTCCCCTTCAGTTCTGGTTCTGCCGCAACCCTGGTCTTGCGCTTCCCCTCATTGCGCTCCAGTACCACGAAGTCAGAATTAACATTGACCTATCGCCACTAGATGAGTGCTTATGGGCTGTCAAACAACTAACTTGCCCATCTGGCACATCGCAGAAAGCTACAACTGCCTACCAGCAGTCGCTAGCGGCTGCCTCGCTCTATGTTGACTACGTTTTCCTTGACACTGAGGAGCGTCGTCGCATGGCCCAGAACCCACACGAGTATCTCATTGAACAGCTCCAGTTCACTGGTGATGAGTCGGTTGGTTCGTCCTCGAACAAAATCAAACTCAACTTCAACCACCCTTGCAAAGAGCTAATCTGGGTTGTTCAGCCTGATGCCAATGTTGACTATTGCTCGTCGTTAGAGTGCAACACTGTTCTCAACAGAGTTCTTGGTGCTCAGCCATTCAACTACACTGATGCGATTGATGCTCTACCAAATGCTCACCATGCGTTCGGTGGTCCAGGTGCACTAACTGGTAATGGAACTAATCCTACATTTGCTTTCATCGATGGATCTGGTCTCTTCCAGGATGCTGGTGCAGGCGATTTAACCCCCGCTACATGGGATGCTACATACTCGAATCCCAACTTCAACATTCCCGAAGACTCCGGTGTCTCTGATGCTGGTACATTCGTTCTTGCTGAAACCGCGCTTGACATGCACTGCTGGGGTGAAAATCCAGTTGTTGCCGCGAAACTACTCCTCAACGGCCAGGACCGCTTCTCGGAGCGCGAAGGTAGCTACTTCGACCTCGTCCAGCCATACCAGCACCACACTCGCTCGCCTGACACTGGTATCAACGTCTACTCTTTCTCGCTTCGCCCAGAAGAGCACCAGCCATCGGGCACATGCAACTTCTCGCGCATTGACAACGCTACCCTACAGCTTGTCCTCTCGAACGCGACCGTCACCGGCACCAACACCGCCAAGGTCCGTGTCTACGCGACTAACTACAATGTCCTCCGTATCATGAGTGGTATGGGCGGACTTGCTTACTCAAATTAATTTTATTGGATAATTTTGTATTTTTATTCATAAAATTTATAAAAAATTCCATTCCTAACAAATTATTAATAAAATTGATTTAAACACTAAGTTCATATTTATATTATATAAACATGAACACTATACATCCTTATGGAAAAGTAAAATATGAATGTTGGTTACCTGTATATGCTCATAGAACTTGTAAAAAAAATAATATATCATTAATTTGTCATCAACCTAATTATGAAATCTTATTTCGTGAAAAAGATATAGATTTAGAAAATAACGAATGGATCCCTCCAAATCCCCCGTTTCTTCTTAGGAATAAAACAACTAAAGATATGATTCTTCCTACATTTGAATATTATTCTTTAACTGATAATGGTGAAACTATTAAATATGCTCAAACTCATATTGCAGTAGCATCTGCTTTTCCAGATGTTCCACCTCTAGAAACAATCGATCACATTGACAATGACCCGACTAATAATACGATAACAAATTTAATGTGGTTAGATAGAAGTAGTAATTCACGAAAAGGACAGATTAAATCGGTTGAAAATGCAAAAAAAAATGGTGGAAAAAATGGAAGATTTATTTTAATGAAACAACCACCACAAGATAATAAAAATAATAGAGAAGATTCAATAACAATTGGATTATTTAAAAATATGGATAAATGTGCTCAATTTATTATTGATAAAATAATTCAAAAAGATGAAAAACCACAATTAAAAACAGTAGCTGCTAAAATTTCTAGAGCTATTAGTATACCGGAATATAAAGCTTATGGATTTTATTTTGATAATTATGAAATTAAAGTAGATAATGAAGAATGGAAATATCATCCAATTTATACGAAATATGCTATTTCTACACATGGAAGATGTAGAAATTGTCATGGAATAATTTCTTATGAATATAAGAGTCGTAATGGAGCTAAATATACTCAAGTTGCAATTAACTATAATCATAAATATATTCATAGATTAGTTTGGGAAACATTTATTGGTGAAATTCCGGAAGGATTAGATATTATGCACGATGATACAGCTCCTTTATATGAAGATGGTTCATATAGAAATTGGTTAATAGATTTATCTTTAGGAACAAGAAGTGAAAATATGAAGTCATTTCATAATGAAAAAGTAGTAGTAGTTGAAAAAATAACTAATCCTAAACCACAAGAAAAGATTGAAGAAGAAAAAATATATTGCGCAAGAAGTTATCCTAAAAATGAATTAGGTGATTTAATGAAAAATCCTCCTTTGGGTATTCAATACATACAAGCTAAAAATAGAGGAAGCAAGTATTTATTAAGTAGAAGATTTTCAATTAGTAATAAAGATATATCTACCCCTGAAAAAAAATCTATAACAGACGAGGAGAAGTTTATTTTAATTTTAGAAATTTATAAGAAAAATTGTATTATTGAAAAACAAGATAAAAAATATATGGAACTAGATATAGATTCTTTAAAACAATATATACCTCAAAAAATTGTGTAGTACAAAAAAAATTGCAAGAAATTTTTTTTACATATCATGTAGCATACTAGAAAAATCCGATTATGAGCGAATACGAATACGAAAAATACGCTACAGACCTAAAAGGTCTAAAATATACTCTTGACAAATATGGTGTTGCGATTATCCCTTCTGTATTAGATGAAGATGAATGCAACATTATGCTTTCGGGTATTTGGGACTATTTTGAACATATTAGTAAAAAATGGGAAAAACCAATTCTACGGCATAAAGAAGAAAGTTGGAAAGAAATTTACCGTCTCTATCCAAATCATAGTATGTTAATACAACACTGGAATATAGGACATTCTCAAGTTTGTTGGGATGTTAGACAAAATCCAAAAGTATTAGAAATATTTTCACATCTTTGGGATTGCAAACAAGAAGACCTTCTTGTTTCATTTGACGCAATGAGTTTTAATGTTCCACCTGAAGTTACTAATCGAGGCTGGAATCGTAATAATTGTTGGCTACATAGTGACCAAAGCTTTACAGACAGCCGTTTTAAATGTGTTCAAAGTTGGGTTACTGC